GCTGAAAACGGCCGCGCCCTGCTCAATCAGCGCCTGCGTGGTGCCGACCGGGGTGTTGGAGTTGACGTCGGCAATCTTTTCCTCGGCCGTGGTCACCACGCCCTTGGCGGCGTTGGTCAGCCAGCCTAAAAGCTGGAAAAGCACCGGCGATGGGGGGTTGAAAGGCATCGGCATGGCAATTTTGCGCACGTCGTCCACGCCCGGGGCACCCTCGATCTCCACAACCTGCGTGACTTCGACCTCTTGGGACTGGCCAGAGATCTTGCCGCCCTTGAGCTTCAGGAGCGTCGCAGCGTTGTTGATGTGGGCAGAGTCCAACAGAGCCCGCAAAGCGCCTGTAAGGGCCGCTGAGAGGCCTCCAATGAGCTGTGGCAGGCCAACGGCGTAAGCGCCGCGCCATGGGATGAACTTGAACTCGATCACCCAGTCCATTTTGGTCAATGTGTCGTCGCCTTCCTCCCAGTTTCGGTACAGGCCGACCACTTCGCTCGACAGGTCGTCGATCATCAAGATGTAGGGGGCTGATTCGCCCTTGGTGACGGGGTCGTCTTCCAGCTCCAGCCATGTGTAGACGTGGTACAGACGGCGCAGGCCGTCCTCATTGTCGTTCTCAGACTTGCCCTCGACCTTGTTGGTGGCCTTCTGGGAGCCGGTCATCTCCGGATCCATGGTCGCCCGGGACAGGATTGAGTCGCGGTACAGGCCGGAGGCCACCCGGCGCTTGTAATCCCAGTCGGAAATGTCGTCCACCTCGGTGAAACGCTCGGCGGTGTAGAAATTCCCGGCCGCGTAGGGCAGCAGGACGTTGTCGATCGGCAGGAACTGGGCGCAGGGGCGGCGTTTTTTCTGGTCGTACCAGAGCTTCAGGTACTGCGATCCGCCAAGCGGGAGCTGGGTCAGCATCTGCTCCTGCTCGTCGCGGAACTCCTCAATTTGCTCGGTGAGCTGCCAGTTCATGAAGTCGCGCTTGCGCTCGGCAATGGCCGTCTTGTCCTCGGTGACGTCGCCCAAGATCTTGGTTTTGGTCGGACCGTCAGGCGGGAACATCTCTTTGATGGCGCGGGAGGCAAAGTCGATGCAGGTTTCGGCCATCACGGGATGAACGACCTTAGACGCGCCGTTGAAGTTGGCTCCGCCGGGGGCGTCGTTGCCCATTCCGGTGCGCTTGATGCCCTCTTCGTACTGCTTGTCGCGCTGCTTGCGGGCCTGCTTGTCCTTCTCGATCAGCTCGATGTAGCGCAGGGCCAGCGAATCAAGGTCGATGTCGTGGATCAGGTCGCTGTCGGACAGGTTCTGGTAGAAGTCCTCGTCATCCATCGGGCCCTTGGTGTCCATGGTGACCACCACGCTGCCGTCTGGCAGCTCCTCGAGCTCGGCGTCGTCAATCTCGGGCATGTCAACGACCTCTTCCTCGCCACCGGCCTCATTGTCTTGGTCGGGGTTGCCGCCGACGAATCGGTTGAACTCTGGGTCGATTGGGAATTGGGTTGCCATGTTTGTTTCCTTGTGCTACGATTTAATGCCACGTTACACGCATGGAGAGCGCAAATGGATAAATACGATCAAGCAATTGAGTTTTTGAAGGGTGTTGACCCGGGCAGCTACTTTGATGAGTGCGCTGAGTTGATGGAGGAGCTGTTGGCTCGCGTTCACGCGCTCGAGCAGCCGCCCATGCCCAAAGCCGAAATGGCAGAACGTAGAAAGCAGTCTTTTGGTGCAGAGGCATGGTACAGGCGCAACAGTCAACGGTCGTCTTTGGCCATACTGGACGCAGAGTAGCCAAGCGCAGCCAAAGCCGCCGCCGGGGTGTAGCCTTGGCGTATAAGCGCCACGGCTTTTGGCCAATCAGCTTCGCTGAAGAATCGACGCGTTTCTTGGATGTCAGCTCGCGCATTGGGCAGCGCTGCGTCACGCTTCATTTTGGCCCGAATGGCGCTTCTGACGTTTTCAGATTCGCCTAAGTTGAGAGCCACTTCAGGCGGCAGGTACGATGCCTCTTTGAGGAGACCCATTGTTGCTTGGCCGCTGAACGGCTCGCTGGCCCTAAAACCTTCCGGGGTGTACACGCCTACACCCGGCCCGTAGCCGGAAGTGTTAAGCGATGGCTCTATTTCGGAGGGGTAAATTTTTTGCAAATCGCTGCCTTTTTCTTTCATCAGTTTTCTTGCATCTGCCGCAGTTGCTTTGGGGTCAAACGGGAACACGGTTGCTCCACGGCTTGTTGGCGCAACGCCATAGCCAACATCTGCAAGTGCTTGAGTCAGCGCACCCATTTGCGTTTCGTTTGGCATTACGCCAGTATGCGGCTCGTCCAAATACTTTGGATTTTTCCCTCTGGTGTCTAGCACCAACGAGTTTTTGCCTTTAACGTCGGCCATGGTGTTTGGCAGATTAAAACCAAACGCCTCCTGCGCGTCGTTCAATGCGCGGAACCTCTCTCCAAACTCCATGGTATGCCGGGTTGGCTCGGCAATCAAACCGCCGCCGCCCGTTGGAAAGTCCAACAACGGACGACCAATCTTAACGGGCTGGTGCTCGGCAACCTTGGCACCCTCTGGAAAATAAGCCCCAGAGGCGTCAATAGTTGGTAATTGCCGGTATCCAAACGCACTATAAATTGCGTCCCTGTTCCCGGCACCAACGGTCCCCATGTCGCTCAAAGCGTACTCTGGGGCTGGCATGTCCCATCGGCCAATATTGCCGTAGGCCACCTTTTGGTCATACGGTGCGTCAATCATTTGCGGGACATGCCCTGTATTGGCACCGGGAATTGCCTCGTGCGTAGCCGACCCTGCGTGCTTGTAGAAATAGTCACGCGCCGTGTTATTGGCGTCACGCAAGGCCATCTTGATGCCTTCAAGCTCGTCGCCAGCGTACTGCCCTCTTAACCCTCGCGCATGCAGATCTTGACCTTTACCGTAAACCCATGGGACCTCTTGGATGTGCGGGCCAGACCAGTTGGTGCGGCCGCCGGTGCCTGCCGTGTTTGCTCGGTCCACTTGCAGCGCCGTCTCGGCGTCCATGAAGGGGTGCATGGTGTCGGACACGCCAGCTTTCCATGGGTTGCCCTGTGGGTCGGTGTAGGTCATCCCTTGGGCACGGCGGAAGTCGTTGACGCCAAACAGACCAGTGTTGGGAACACGGGGGTCATTTTTTTCACCGTACTCGCCAATCTTGAACCCTAAATTTGCCGGGCGGCCCTCGGCTACTGCATCATCAAGGTTGCGCATACCAGCGCCACGGTAAGCCATGCCCGGCTCACCGGCAACCCGACTGTTCAGGTGTTTGAGCGCAAAGGTCAGCTCGGACACTGGGCTGACGCCTGCGGAGTAAACAGAATGCTGCTCAAGCGATCTAGGCAATTGGTAAGGCTCATTGCTCTCAGCAATTCCCTGCTTGGCTCGGTCATACCATGTGCCAAGGCGCTCTGGGTCGGCAAGGCGAACGGCTTCAACGGCGTCAGAAAAGTCGGTGTCCATACTCTTGCGCATTGCGCCTAACCCTTGGGGGCTTGTCACAGTGCGGGGTCCGCCAACGTAACCGTCACCTTTGCGTTTGAGGTGCTTGCCTGCGCGGGCGGATCTGAGCACCGCGTCGTCGCCCAAGTCATTGGCCATCTTGCGGTAGTAGTCAGGAGTTACGGCACCGCGTTTACCGGTTGACTTTGGCGGCTTGCCAGATTCTTCAGGAACTTTGTCAGCGTTCTCTTTAGCAGCCTTGTCGGCCTTCTCAACTTTCTTTTTGCGGGCGGCCTCCTGCTCTTGCTTCTGCCCCCACTTTTCCATAACGGCCCGCTCTTCAGGCGTTCGCACCACGATAGGCTCTACCCCCTTTGGAGCCTCGTCGGCCGCGCCAAACAGCTTCTTGACGCCCTTGACGGCCCCTTCAACAACCTTCTTGGCAGCGCCACCGGCGGCGAAGCCGGGTTCAGCGTCAGGGGTACGCTTGAACATCTCTTGATACCGGGCGGCCTCTTCAGGCTCGATGTAGGGTTTGAGCTCAACCCCTTTGCTCCTCAAAAACGCCTGCTCAGTCTCGTTGAAGGCGTCTGAGGTACGGCGCAGCCCCGTGTTCTGCAGGTCACCAACGTCAGACCACTTTCCGCTCCTCACAAAGTCTTGGATGTAGGGTAGGTATTCCGGGTTGGGTGCGCGGTTCTGCTTGCCTTTGATCTGGGTGATGCGTTGTGGCGGAAGTTCAACGCCTTTATTACTCAGCCATTCATAAAACTCGCGATCATTCCATGTTGGGTTTGGGCCTTGCGCACTACGCTCAGCCATGTACTGCTGGCGATATTCGCGAGGGACGTTTATCGATTGCGGCATTCCTGTTTCAACCGTTGCATGCGGCGCACCCTTGGAGTCAACCAGCGAGTACACCTTGGCCCTGCCGCTCTTGATGGCCTGCCAGCCACCGTGGCCGTAGCCTGAGCTACCAGCATCACCAGAGCCTTCAGACCAGTCAGGGTGGCCCTTGGGCGGCTCGTAGCCCCTGACTGAGTGCCCCATGGCCTCGGACTCGTTGGCAAAGGATCCGGGCTTGTTCAGCTCAACCCACCTGTAGCCTTCAGGGTACTCTTTGTAGGTGGGCAGACCCTCCCGGGCGGCCGCCCTGCTGGCGTTCATCTTGGCAGCCATCTCTTGGTCGTACTGGTAGGTGCGCCGGACTGCGTCAGTGATGCTGATCTTGTTCATCTGCTCCGGACGGATGCGACCTGCCGTCAGGTCCTCGCGCAGCACGTCCATGATGTGGTCAAAGCCAAGGTCGCCAGTGAACGGCGCGTACAACTGCGTATCTGGCGCAAGCTTGCTGATGTAAGGATTCTCGCGTCCAAGACCAATGTAGGAACTCATCATTGGATTTTGATGAGACAAAAACTCCGCATTGGCTTTTGCAAGATCTGTATCACCGACCATTTTTGCTTTTTGGTCAAACGGAGTATTGCGAAGCAAACTGGTCGCTTCTCTTTCGGTAAGGCCAGCATTTTCAATATGTTGGGCAAATTTTCTGTCAACACTGGCTCTGGCCGCCCTCATCTTGTTCTCAGCCTCATTGAACTTAGCCAACTTTTCTGGCATTCCTTGAATGTCGCCAGCTCGGTGCGTTGCTATGGCCTCGTCGGAGGCTCGCTCCCAAGATTGGGCCATCGGGGATTGACCCATGCCTTCCTCGGGGAACCCTGCTTCCATGCGTTGTTTTTTCAAAGCCTCCTCAGTGCGTCGGTACTCATCTACAAGCCCGGGCTTGTGCGTGATGCCTTCCTCAGCCAGCTTGCGCACTGGGTCATCAGGCGTGCCCATCTGCTTCTTGACGTAGTTGGTCAGGTTGCTGTCGACCCACTTGTTGAGGGCGGCGTCTTTTTCCAAGCTCAACATGCTGCCAACGACGTGTGCCCTTGACGGTTCTGAAAGTTTTGCAATCTCATCGGGGGTAAATTTTTCCCGAATTTGGCTAAGACTTTCAGCAGGTTCAGCACCACTGGCAGTTCGTTGCCTGAAGCGCTGCAGGTCCTTCTCAACCCGCCCAGTCAGGAAGTTCCCGCCCGTTGGCTTGACGACGTTGGCAGCAGGCTGACCGGCAGCTCGGCCGAAGTCTTTGCCAGCCTTGTACACGGCCTGCGGTAGGCCACCAACGAGGCGTATGGGGGCTCCGGGGCCCATGTAGAAGCCTCCGGCTAGTGTCCCCAGACCGGACGCCGCTCGCCCGGCAGGCGTGTCGGATCGCAAGGGGATGCGCTTCTCAATGTCTTCGGACGTCGGGAGCACTGTGCGCTCGTCAAGGCCGGGGATCATGCGGACTAGCGACTCGATGTCGCCGGGGGCTCCAAGGACGCCGGAGGCCACGCCACGGGCAAAGTCTATCGGCATGTTGGCGGCGGCCCGGCGGTCTTGCTGGCTCTCCGGCCTGCGCCCAGCCGATCGGTAACGCGGGGGGCTGAACTCGTCGAGCGGGTCACCGCCCTTCTTCATCTCACCGCCCTCGGCGAACTTCTTCACCTTGGCGTGCCAGACATGCTCCCGGCCCTTGTACTGCAGGGGGATCCCGCCACCGGCCGCGTGCCACTCCTGCAAAGTAGGCTTCTTGGAAACCGAATCGGTTCCGATTGGCTTTAGATCAGGCAGGGCAATCGGTTTTAGCGGGTCGATTTTAGGGAGCTGCATTCTCAGGGCCTTTCGCGGGAATGCCGCCATCATAAACGCTGGGCGCTGTCAAGTCCACTTTGGCCCGGCGGAACACGTTGGAGCACATCAGGCAAATCGGCTTGCCCATCGGGCTGTTGAAGATCTCCTGCTTGTGCTTGGTCAGTCCGCCTGTGCTGAACAACCGGCAAAGCGTGTCCCGACCGTCCCAATGGTGAGCGGCCGACTTGTTTTTCTTTGGATTAAGAAGGTACATCAAATCCCCGGGATTCATTAAATTTCACCCAAAGACCCCCCTACCCCAAGAAGGAGCAGAGAGGGAAGGTGCTTCACCCCTGTCAAGCAGGATCATCATGTGACGGGTTGGGCACCGTCTACCCCTCGGCTTGATGATGTGACCAGCCGCACGGATTATTCGGGAACTGCCCCCTAGCCTTGCGGCATACCGTGTACGCTTTCCTTCCGCGCCACCACGACTGAGGTGCTTGCTATCGTGCGGAGTACGGCTGCGGTCGTAAACGCAAAAAGCCGTTACTACTGCACTGGGTCGTGCCCCCCAAACGGAGGCCAGTGCATGAGTAACGGCTTTCAACTGCTGCGCACGACCGCAACAGCGCCACTGTACCACAGCTTGATCAGACTGCATAGGGGTTGACTCGCTTTTGTTTTCCGCTGTCGGCAAAGTCGTCCTCGTCCCAGTCGTCATTGGGCGGCGGGTCGATCTCCAGCCACCCGGCGTCGCGCAGGTAGCGCAGGGCCTGCGTGCAGTTGTGGACCAGTATCCCGTTGGCGTAGTAGCAGTGCTCACCCTCCACCGTCAGGTCGAACACATGACGCATGGTATGGGTGTTCGTAGCTTGTTTTACCAAGGCGGTGTTTTGATTCGGCGTTTTGGCAGGTTGGGCAACAGAACTGTTTGCGGTCAGTCTTGCGAAGCGACTCCAAGCCGCACCAGACGCATTGGAAGGCGCTTTCAACGTAAACCCTAGGCTTCCCCCAAGTCTTTGCCAGAGAGGCCTTAGCGTGCTCTCTGTGCCACGCCCGGCCCTCGTCTGACCTGTGCCAGTCGGCTGCGCTGACGCGGATCCGGCTGAGGTGCTCAATCTGCTCTGGCCGCCTGCTGCGCTCAGATGCCTGCGCCCGGTGCTCGTCCCAATGCTGCTTGCTTGTAACGCAGGCCAAGTTGCCGATGTCGTTGTTGGCCGTGTTGCCGTCAATGTGGTGGACGTGCATGCCCGCAGGGATTGGCCCGTTGTGGTGCTTCCAGACGTCACGGTGAAGCCGGTGGCCAGCCCTTGCAAAGTATCGGCGGTGCGCCGGGTTATCGCTCTCAGGGTAGCGGTTGTACTTGCGACCGTTGAAGACCACCGACTCGACAACAGCGCCACTTGATTTGAAAGCCATGATGCATCCTTGTAAAGGTATACATTATGGATTGATTGACTCAAGCAGTCAACACGCATCCAACCGTCTTGGGTCATCACCCGGTGCTCTGCCGTGGCCAGCAGGCCGTTGACGTTCCAAACTTCCTTGAGCCCGTTGTCATGCACGGCAGTCACCCGCCTCGGTCCGGCAGGGGTCATCACCATGTCACCCACCTGCACGTCCTTGATCAGTTTCACGCCCTTGGCCATTTGCACTTGAGTCAAGCTATCAACACATGCGTCCACCAAATCGTCGTGGGTTGTCTCGGGGAAACTGCAGATCTGGCTGACGAAGCCCTCGGCCCAGTCTTTGACGTAGCCCTTGCGGTGGTCGGACTCGGGGATCCAGACTCGGCCACGGGCGATGATGTTGGAGACGATGTTCAGGCGCTGCATCTTGTCCGCCCGCCCGGGGTTGTACGCCCTGACAGGCAGGTGGGCCCGCTGGAGGTCTTGGATCAGGGAGATCCCGGCGCTCTTGTCCTCGATCAGCAGCAGGTCGACACGCTTGCGGTCCTTGCCCTCGCCGAAGACGGTCTCGTACTCCTCGAGCACCTTGGGCCGCAGGTCGGGGTACTGCATCCTCTCCTGCCAGCAGTCAATGACCATGACGCTCATAGGGGAATCCTGTGGCTTGAACACGCCGAAGGTGATGCAGGCCGTCGGGTCGTTCTGGACCTTCTCGCTGGTCGCCACGTCGTAGGACTGCAGGATGTACTCAAAGCGCGGGAAGGCTCGCCCGGCTGGCCAGAGCTTGAACATATCCCTTTTGACGATGCCGCCCTCCTCGGGGTCAATGATCTCGGCGTAGATCTCTTGACGGCCGAGCTTGGTGCCCTCATAGGCGAGGATCTGCTTGCGGAAGTTCTCGCTCAGGTTGGTCAGGTTGGCGTAGGTCGAGGCGGTCGTCATCACGACGTCGTCACCCTCGCGGGACATCAGCTCAACGATCAGGTCCTTCGGCCGGGGGGTGGTCGTGCAGATCATCCGGGTGCGCTTGCCCAGCCGCATGCCGAACTGGATCTGGTCCCACGCCTCTTGCAGGTAGTCCCATGCCGCGAGCTCATCACACCAACCGCCGTGGAACTGCGGCCCCCGGAAGCGCTCGGGCTCGGACGCCGGGATGCCCTTGATCAGGCTGCCGTTGGTCAGGCGAAGCTCGTGCGCAGTCTTGTTGTAGTCAGCCACCAGTGACTTGGGGATGATGGTCATCAGTCCGCTGTCACCCTCAAAGCAGGTGGCGCGGACGTCGGCCGAGGTAGGCGCAGCCACCAGCCAGCGGGTGCCGGGTTGCTCGTAGGCCCACCAAGCGATTTGTTCAGCAGCCGTGCGGGTCTTCCCTGCTCCACGTCCGGCCAGCATCAGCCAGATCGACCACCAGTCGCCCGGCGGGAGAGTCTGATGGGCATGCTGGGTGCTGAACCAGCTCATGCGCCACGCCCACGCCAGACGGTACTCGGGACTGGCCAGCGCTAAGTGCCTCTGGACCTCCGGGTCCGAGACTATCGCCGCGATGTCACTCATTCGCCGAGACTTGCCGCTTGAGCTCCGCGTTCTTCATGATGGCCGCGAGGAAATTGTCGGCCTCCACCTGCGCCTCAATCTTGATTGGGTTGCCGGGGTCACCGCCCATCTGGACCTTGGTGCCGTACTTCTTAGGGTTCCAGCAGGCCAGCAGCTTGAGCCGCGTCTCGATCTGGAGCTTGCGGTGGCCAAGCATGTCCTCTTCGGTCACCGTCACGCTTTCCTCATCCTCGCCAGAGCTGTACACCTTTTTCTGGCCAAAGTGCGGAGTGTTAGAAATGTGCAGCGCCTCTTCCGCCATGGCGTCACAACCCTCCTCCCGTGCGCGTGCGAATTGTAAAGCGAGGGTCTCGTCGCCATGAACCCAATCGTAGACAGCCTGTCGCGTTGGCATTCCCTCATCCCTGCAGATCTGCAGCAACGACTCTCCCAAGCTGATGCGGCGGAAGATCTCTGTTATCAGCTCTGGGGTGTACTTGCCTGTCTTCTTTGGGGCTTTGGAGACGTTTTCCTGTGCTGCAGCACCCTTGGCCTTAGTCTTAGGCTTCGGGGCTGCTGTAGCTCGTTTCTGTGGCTTTGCGGCGGTTTCTGGCATGACCTTAGTCCTCGTCCGGTTAGATGAGGGCTATGGTATCAGTTCCCGGGTGATTCGCTGCCTTCGAGGAGCTCTTGCTGTTCCGGGGCCTTGTACTGCTCGATGGGCGTCCCGGCCGTGAGCTGCTTGACAAGGTCGTCCTGAGTTGCGACTCGGACCGTGAAGGTGCTGTTTGCGACGTGGCTCAGGGCCTGCTGGCGCAGATTAGCCTTGACGAGGCGGGTGCCTTGGTTGCTGTTGACGATGTAGATGCGTTCTGCCATTTTGGCTCTCCGTTTTGTTTGATGTACCCGGTCATCCCGGTCGAAACCAATTCGGTTTCTCTTCGCTTTCATTTCGCTTTTTACAGGTCGGGAAGCAGGCAGATGAGTACCAAAAACCCTATGAACATTGTAGCAATTAGGACCTTTTCGGTCAATGATTCTTCACG